CGTTCTAAAGAGGGGCAAAAAGAACTTATAAAGGCAATTTCAGCTGATGTTGCTTGGCTTAAAACTGTTGTTTTAGATACTGAAATGATTAATTCGATTGTTGCTAAGATTGATATTGCAAGTATTAAGAAGTTAATTGTCGATAGTGCTTTTATTAAGGAAATTATTTCTAAAGATGAGTTTAAAGAACAGTTTGAAGATGGCGGCGTAGATGTTAATAATATTTTTAATAAGCTTAAAAATAATATTTCTTTAGCTATTCAAACAAGATTTAAAGACCAAATGGGTCAGATTAAAGAGGAGTTAAATTCTTTATTAGATATTAAGACAAATGAGATTGTTTCAAGTGTAAATAGTAAGATTGATGACAAGACAGATGGAATAAAGTCAGAGCTTTTGTCGGTAATTAATCAAAATAAAAACGAGATTAATTTGTCGGTTGAAAAAATACAAAAAGGTGAAGATGTTGTTACTTGGAGTGATGATTTAGTTGAAAATAGTAATGAATTTATAGATTATGGAGCAACTTCTTTATTTGCTTTAAATTATGGTCTTTTAAATAATGAAACATACAGAGCTGTTTTTGATGTAGATAATGCTGAAGATATTTCAAAAAGTAAGCTTATTTTAGGTTATAAAAAATCATATACAGATAGTGAAATTTTAGAAAATGCAAATGAGTTTTTAAATTTAAAAGATATTTCACTTGGGCATAATGATTTTAATTTTGTAGTTAATGATGAAATATTTAAACATTTTTTTGATGTTTCTGAGGTTAATAATCAATATATAAGTTTTACTTTTACAGATGAGTTTTATAATGAAGTTAAGAATAGCAATGTTACTTTTGGTTTTAAAACTACTAGGGGCGTTAAGTATTATGATTTTGATGGTGGTCTTGATTGTAATGTGGAAAACTCTAGTAATGAAATTGTAGTTTTTAAAACTATAGTAAAGGATAAAAATTTTAGTCTTTGGATAAAAGATACTGAAAATAACTGGTTAGATGCAACACATACTGCTTTTAAAAATTTTAAAGAAAGTTTTAAATTTAAAGAATTTAAATGTCTTGAGTTTTTAAAGGGTGCAAAGAAAGAGAAGTATTTTGAAGATGTTGAAAAAACTTTTTATAGGGATAAGGAAATAGAGGTAACAGAAGAAGAAGAAAGACAAGAAGTAAAAGAGAGTGAAGATATAAAATTATTAGATTTTCAATATAGTGCTGTATATAATGACCATATAGAATCGATACCTAGTGTTTTACCTGGAGGATATTATAATATTGAAGATATACCTGTAATAGAAATTCATCTTAATGAAAACAATATTTTTTATAAGTCTTTTAATAAAAATAAAGATAAATATATAAGATTAAGTTTTGATGCTCTTGGACAATATGTTGGTCAATTTGCTGGATTTTATTCATTTTTTAGTGATTTTAATGATATAACAGATTTTAAAAAAGATAATAATTTAATTAATGATGATTTTAAAAAAATATTAAATTTATCAACAGTTAATTTTGTTGAAAATGAAAGAGCAATAGAATTAAAAGATGGTAAAAATGTAATTGAATTTTTAGATTTAAAAGCAAATGAAAATTCTGAAAAAATAAAATATATAGTTTTTGTACCTAAATTTGATGATTGTGATAATGAAAAAAGTATAATTAGTCAACGATTAACATTGCACAATTTTAAAGTTGAAATAATAGAAAAAGTAACTAAAACTGTTACTAAAAAAGTACCTGTTAAGAAAAAGAAAATCATTAAAGAGCCGTATACTAAGGTGGTTAAGGAAGAAAGAGAGCGTATTGTTCCTTTAAAGCTTGATATTTCTAACTGCCACTTGTATAGGAAAAATATTCAAAAATCAGTTTTTGTTAAAAAAGATGAACACGAAAAGGACGTTAATAGGATTGATAAGGATATTTCAAATATTAAAATTAAGTCAGATGAGATTGTTTCAACTGTTAGTCGTTTGGAAAATGACACAGAGGAAAAATTAACAAAAATAAGTCAAAAAGCTGATAATATTTCTCTTTCTGTTAATTCTGTTTCTACTTCTGTAAATGAGATTAATAAGGAAATTAATTTAATTAAAGAAGAGGATAGAAAGAGAAAGTCGGGTTCAGACCTTTATTTTTATACTACAGAGAAACTATTAGCTGATAAGGAATATAAGCTTATTTTTAACTTGGAAAGTGCTGAAAGTCCTTCTAGTGTTAGAATTTATAATTGTAAAAGTTCGTATGATTATCATATAAAAAAAGGTACTAACAATCTTGTAGTTGCGTTTTCATCAGATAGAGAAAATATAAATATTGATTCTGGTGGGGATAAGGTTATAACGGATATAAGGCTTTTTAAAAATGACGGGATTGATACTCAAAGGCTTGTAAGTAAAGAGAATGTAATTTCAGCTATTAATCTTGATGAGTCGGGTGTTAAGATAAAGGGTTCTAAGGTAGAAATTTCTGGTAATGTGGATATTTCAGGCGATGTTATCGTACACAAGATTAATAATACAAGTTCTTATACAACTATATCGGGTGATAAAATTGAATCGGGTACTATTAGGGGGGCAACTCTTGATGCGAGGACAAAACTTAAGATTGGTTCTTATGGGTTTATGCAACCTGTTAGTAATGGTCTTCAAATAGATGCTCCAGAAAGTTATGGTGCTGATTATGGCGTTGGTATTCAGCTTTGTGGTAGGTATGAAGGTAAAGATGACGGTAAGTATGTACCTAAAGGTCTTTTTATTTATGAAGATAGTGATTTTAATCGTAGCAATACTGCAAGCGGAAGTAATACGACTTTAGTAACTGTAGGTGGACGTGTGCGATGTTTAAGTATTAGAGACGGTAACGGTAAGCAAATTGATGGCTTTGCCGTTGTTAGTCAAAATGAATGGAACGACAGTGGAGACGGTTATTTTAATATTTTTAATGTGATATACAATAATAGAGGTAGTGGCACTTTTGTTTTTGGTGGTGCTGGATATTGGAAGGGAATTGACTGTAGAGACCTTTCTGATATTAGATTAAAGCATGGTATTAATGATACTAAAATAAAGGCTTTAGATGTTTTTAAAAAGATGTCTTTTAAGGAGTTTTATTGGAATGAAAATGGGTCGTTTGAACCTATAGGGCTTATTGCACAAGATGTTGAAAAGCTTGATAAAAATTTAGTTGGTAGTTTTGAAGATTCAGAAACTAAAGAGGAAAGTAAGTTCATTAAGAATTATGCTTTAAATATTTATACTGCTAAAGCTATTCAAGAGTTAGAAAATGAGGTTAGTAAGCTTAAAGAGGAAGTTAAAAGGTTAAGGGGGTTATATGAAAAACATTAAGATTTTTAGAAAAGATAATGGCTTTTATTTTGAGGCTTTAAAGGATAATGGCTTTTATGTTCGTGGAGATTTTAAAAATGATATTGCCGTTTTTTTAGAAAATGTATCTAAGTTTATTGAAAGTGTTGAAAGTAAAGAGGAAGTTAAGAAAAGAATTATCGACAATCATTTTAAAAGTGCTTTAAATGGTGATGTTAGTTTAGATGATTTAAAAGAGGCTGTTTTATTTGTTTCTAAATGGTCTGTTAATAAGGATTATAAAAGTGGTGATTTAGTTAGTTATGGTGGTAGGATTTATAAGGCTTTAAAGGATAATAAGTCTAGTTATGAGACTTTACCTGCTATTGATGATGGGTTTTTGTGGCAAAAGCTTGATGCGGATAATAAAAAATATGAGCTTTATAATCATGAAAAAAGGTACAAAAAGGGTGAGGGCTGTTCTTTTAATGGTAAGAATTATCAGTTAATTGTTGATAGTTTAGAGGGAGAGAGCCCGTTTGCAAGTCCTGCTTCTTGGAAAGAGGTTTAATGTGGGAAGGAAAAAGGAACCTGTTAATGTTCTTATTGAAAAAGGTAAAAAGCATTTAACTAAAGATGAGATTAAGAAGAGAAAAGATGAAGAATTAATTAATTTTAGTGATAATATTTCTATTCCTAAGTCTTTAGATAAAAAATTTCATAAGGAGTTTTTGTATTATGTTGATGAGCTTAAAAGGCTTGATATCATCAGCAATTTAGATGTTGAGATTTTAGAGAAGTATTTGATTATTAAAGACTTGCATAATAAATGTATTAAGGCTTTAAGCACTGGGGATAATTTTATGGATAAAGATTTAGTACTTATTCAAGATAAGTATTTTAAACAGCTTATTACATTAAGCCGTGAGCTTGGTTTAACTATTACAAGTAGGTGTAAGCTTGTTGTTCCTAAGAAAGATGAGGAGAATAAAAAGGATAGTGCTTTGAGTATTCTTTTTGGAGGTACGGTTTAATGATTGATTTTAAAAGGCTTGAAGATGAGCTTTACGAACGCGTTTTAAATTATGCTAAAAGTGGTGCTAGTAGAAAAAGGCTTTGTTGTGAAAAGCATTCTTTTGCTTGTTTAAGGTTTTTAGATGATTTAAAGAGTGATAAGTATTATTTTGATAAAAATGAGCTTATGAGGTTTTATTTGTGGAGTAAACAGTTTAAGCATCGTGCTGGTGTTCTTGCAGGTCGTTCTTTTGAACTTAATGATTTTTTACTTTGGATTGCTGGTAATATTTTATGTATTAAAAATAGAATTAATGATTTAAGAAAGTATAAGACTGTTTATGTGCAAGTTGGAAGAAAGAATGGGAAATCACAATTTATGGCTTGTTTGGTTACTTATTTCGCTTTTGTTAAGGGTAACCAGGAGATTTATTTGTCGGGTTGGAATAAAGATGGTTCTGATATTGTCTATAAGGAAATTAAGTTTTTACTTAAGTCAAGTGATTTTTTAGTTGATAAGTATAAGACAAGTTACGGACAAATAACAGTTTTAAAGAATGATAGCTTTATTAAGCCGTTAAGTAAAGAAGCTAAGAATAATGATAATGCTAATAATCCAAGTTTGGCTATTGTTGATGAGTATAAAGACCATTTAACCGATGAGATATGGCAAAATTTAAAAACTGGTATGGTTGCCCGTCCCGATGGGTTACTTGTTACTATAACTACTGCGGGTTATAATGTTAATTGTCCGTGTAAGGAGCTTTATGACCACGTAAGCAAGATTTTAAATCCTGAAATTGATGTTAAAAATGATAGTTTTTTTGCTGATATCCACGAGCTTGAAGTAGGAGATGATTTTTGCAATAGTGATTGTTGGATAAAGGCTAATCCTACTGTTATGACGTATGATGAGGGTAAGGCGTCTTTAAAGGAAATGTATGAGATAGCTTTGGCAAGTGATGGGGCTATGCGTAAGTTTTTGACTAAGAATATGAATATGTGGGTCGATATGGCTGATGACGGCTATATGGATATGAAGTTTTGGAATGAGTGTGCGTTTGATTTTGATGTTAGGCGGGTTTTTTCGTATGGCGATGTGTTTTGTGGTGTCGATTTGTCGATGAAATGGGACTTATCTAGTGTTGTTTTTGGTACTAAGTTCGATGATAAGTATTATTTTATTCAGCAGTCTTTTATGCCAGAATACAGATTTAACCAACTTTTGGCAAAGGGTGAGGATAATTGGTTCAATTGGAAATCTAAGGGGTTTTTAACGGTTACTAGTGGTAATACTATTAATATTGATGATATTATTTCTTATATTGAGAATTTTAAAAAGTCTATTGGTTGTAATATTGTTGAGATAGATTATGATAGTTGGAATGCTAATCAATTTGCTATTGAGATGGAAAAGAGGGGTTTTTTAACTGTTGAGATTAGACAAGGTTTTAGGACTTTGAGTGAGGGTACGTCAAGGTTTAGAGAGGAAGTTTATAATGGTAATGTGGTTCATTTAAATGACGGGTTGTATGGTTTTTGTATGAGTAATGCTATCGTTCGTTCTGATTTAAACAGAAATATTGTTATTGACAAGAAAAAATCTAAAAATAAGATTGACCCTGTTGATGCGACTATAAATGTTTGTAGTCGTATTTTTTCTGTTGAACCTAGTGTTGATTATAGTAAAGTTATGGATACTTTTTTCGATTTGTTTGGTGATAGTTAATGAAAAAGTTATGTGGTTGTAAGAAAAATTTAATTGATATTACAGAGGAACGCTGTTCTGAATGTGAAAAAATTTTTAAGGAAAATGAAAGTAAAAGAAAATGGGGTAGAGGTTGCAAGAATGAAAGTTTTTATCATTCAAAGGCTTGGAGTAATCTTTCTAAATTGGTACGTGATAGGTTTAACGGTTTAGATTTGTATCAATTGAAAGTTAATGGGGTTATGGTTGAAAGTAAGCAAGTACACCATATTATTCCTATTAATGAAAATCCTGATTTGAAGTTTAGTTTGGATAATTTAATTCCGTTGTCGATTGAAACACATATGTATATAGAAAAGTTGTATAAAACGTCTAAGCGTAAAAAAATTCAAAAGCTTTTGCTTGAGTTAGTTAAGAAAGGCATATAATTATATCAAAAAGAAAAAATAATTGAAATTTGGGGCGTTTTTAGGCTAAATGTTGAAATTTCAATGTTAAAAGGAGGTGATTTATATTGTGGAGGCAGTTTCTATCATTTTATCGATAATTTTATCTGCGATTGCTGTCTGCAGGGCTGTTAGTTTACCCGTGCATAGGCTTATCAAATTGCAGGAGAAACAAACGAACGGTATTAGGTGTATTCTTCGCAAAGAGATTATGGAGATTATAAATAATGTTGATTGTCGTGGGTTTATCTATTCTGATGAAATGGAAGTTTTAAGAAAATTGTATATCAACTATCATGAGTTACATGGTAATGGTGTAGTTGATAAGTGTATTGATTATGTGTTTAGTTTACCAGTAAAAACGCGTAAAATGTGAGGAGGTTTTTAATGAAAAATTTAAATTTAAAAGTTAGGTTAAGAAATAAGACTTTTGTTATTTCTATGTTGTCAGTTATTGTGGCTTTTATCTATCAAGTTTTAGGACTTTTAGGTATTGTCGCTAACATTAGTCAAGACAAGGTTATTAATATTTTGGTGTTTATTATCAACATTTTAGCTGGTTTTGGTGTTTTGGTCGACCCGACTACTGATGGTTTTAAGGATAGTGACAGGGTATTAAATAAGAAATAGAGTGGTTATTTTTAATCACTCTAAAACTTTTTAAGTTAATTATAAGAAATTTTAATATAAAAAGTGTTACAAAACTATTGAAAAACATTATAATAAATTATATAATAAATGTAATATTTATTGGAGCGGATTATGGATATAGATTTAAGATGTGATTTAGATATAATAAATTTAATTAAAAATATAACTTTTATAGAAAGTAAACTAAATATCGATGATACCAACAGTTTAAATATTAATTTATGTTCGGGTAATTTTATTAATGTTAGTGTTGTAGCTATATTAGCAAATTGGATAAATTATATTAAACAAAAAGGGTATAATTTAAATATAGATATAAATATAGAAGATGATTGTAAATATACAGATTATATTTCAAGAATGGACTTTTTTAAAATAATAGATTTTCAATATAATGAGGAATTTTGCAGACAAAACGAAGAAGGAAAATTTTTGCCGATAAAAATGTTAGAAGGATATGATTCTGGATTGATTAATAATTTAACATTAATATTTAAAAAGGTATTGAAACTTGAAAGAGATAATGATACTTTGTTTATGCTTGACTATTCATTAAATGAAATTATTGAAAACATTGATAGACATTCTTTCACTTCTACAGACAGTACTGTTGTATCACAAAATTATAGAAGAAAAAATAAGTTAGAAGTAACTATAATAGATAATGGAATAGGGATACCAAAAGCTCTTAGAAAAACGTTAGAATATTCAGCTTGGTCTGATGAAGAATGTTTGTTAAAAAGTACAAAAAAAGAAATTAAAACTAAAGGTATAGAAAATGAAGGTCAAGGAAATGGACTATATATTTTAAAAAAATTTATTAATTCTGTTGATGGAGAATTAAATATATATAGTGGCAATAGTGTTTACGAATATGATGGAAATAAAAATAAAGAGAAAACTTATAAAATTAATGGTTTTTGGGAAGGTACAATTATAAATTTTATAATTAATACTAACAAAATAATTAGTGTTAAAAATATTATGGAAGATGATAATTATGTTCCTTTTTCGCCGGTGTTAGATGAACTTTTTGACTAATTATCATAAAGAAGGAGGGAATTAGTATGAATAGAATAATATTAAGTGAATTTGGAAATACTTTAGGAACTAGAGTTTTAGGAATAGAAGTTAGAAGTGTATTCAATGAATTATTTAATCAAAATGATACAATATTTTTAGATTTTAACAATATTAGAGTTGTTACTAATTCATTCGCTGATGAATTAATTGGTAAAAAAGTAAAAGAAATAGGTTTAGATACTTTTAAAAACAGTGTAAAAATAATAAATGCTAATGAAAATGTAAAATCTGTTATTAAAAAAAGTATAAAAGATAGGATTGTATCATAATGAATTTAATAAAAAAGCCTTATTAGTTAAGGATAATAACACAAAAAGCAATTATCAAAAATGATAGTTGCTTTTTTAGTGCAAGAAAGGAGTTTTTATGAACAGGAAAGAAATTATTGATAAGATGATTGAATGGTTTGAAAATAAAAGGGGTAATGTTACCTATTCTATGGAAAACAGGACTGGTCCGTATAGTTATGATTGTTCTAGCAGTGTTTATTATGCGGTTTGCTATGCGTTAGGTCTTGATGTTGGTTATCCTACTTCTACTGAAAGTATGCACGATTTTTTACTTAATAATGGTTTTGAGTGTGTTGCTGATAATACTATTTGGGACAGTGAAAGGGGCGATATTTTTATTTTAGGGCGCCTTGGGTTTAGTGCTGGTGCTGGTGGGCATACTGGGGTTTATATTGATGAGGATAATATCATTCATTGTAATTATGCTAGTAATGGTGTTTCTATTGATAGGGCGGATTTCGTTCTTGATTGGGAAAGTTATGGCTGGTATGGTTATAGGCTTAAAGAAGATGTTAAGACTTGTGATGATGTTAAAGAGCAGTTTGCTAAGAGGTATGTTATTACTGATGATTATTCGATAGACAGTTTGCCATGGTTTTGCAGTGATAGGAAAAATATTGGCTCGACTAAGGACTATATTGGCTATTGTGTAACTATTTCAAGAAATTGGGGCGGTTATTGGTATAGTGAATATTTAGGTGGCTTTGTTGATTATAGGGCGTTTAAGGAAGTTTGTGAGGTTGATAAATACTTAACTGTAAAGAAAGGTTCGTTCTCTGTGGACACGCTACCTTGGGGCATGAAAGGTTTTAAGACTGTAATGGGTACTTGCGACTTAATTGGCAAGTCTTTCCATATTACAGCAAAACTTGGCGACTATTATTATTTGGAAGAGATTGCAAAATGGGTAGATATAAAAGCTTTTGATTAAAAAAGGGGAGCAGTTTGCTCCCTTATTTTTTTAAAAATTTTTTTCTGTC